GATGGTGGTGAATCCGGTTTATTGACTTTCATAATAGTTTCGTTTTGTTTGGTTATAACTGCTGTTTGTTCGGCCATTCGTTTATGACTATCTAATAATTTCCGGTTCAACTTAATAATATTATCCTCTAATTCGACAATTTTCCTTTCAAGCTTTTTAAGATAACCTAAAAATATTTCTCCTGCTTTTTCATACGTTACTTCTTCAGTCATACCGATTGTTTTTTCTGGTGTTTCGGGTTTGATACGTTTAATTTCGGTTTCTTTCGGTGGTTCTGGTTTAGTTACTGAATCCAATTTAGTAACTACGTTTTCCTTTATTTTATAATGGAACTTGTTGTTCTGTTTGAATTTGATGATTTTACCTTCCTTCAATAATCGACATGTGACATTGGCAACCTTTTTTCGTTCTAACGGTTTTTTCATGTTTAAAAAATTACACAAATCGGCATTGGTATAAGCATCAAACCTTTTGATAACTTCGATGTATTGGCTTTTAAAGTCCATTAGAAACCCCTTCCTTTCAATAAATGAAACCCGATACCATTAATATCAGGTATCGGGTTTCCTATTTTCCATTACGTTACCTAAATAGCAACAGCAACAACGGTTTTAGTCGGATGAATTCGTGCAAGATTGTCAACGTATTTGTTGATGGTCTTACCGTATTTAAAAACCTTTGCTTCGGTTTCCTTATCGGTCAACTGAAGCTTATAGGTTTTGGAAAGGTATTGTTTATTTCCCTTGGAATCAGTGACCACAATGCGAACATTGGAAGTTCCCTGAACCAATTCCTTCCCTTTTGCCTTGGAAGTGGGTTTATCCACGGTTTTATTGGTGGTCAACGTTTGCTGAACCAAAGGAATCAATTCAGTAGTGTTGAGTCCGGTTTGCTTTGAAATATCATCAAAGCTACCAACAATAATCTTTTTAACGTGTTCTTTAAACTCCTGACTGTATTTTTCCATTTATTTTTCTCCTTATATTATACGTGAAATGATATCAGGTGTTTTACGATGAATTAAAATATCTTCTTCTTAGCATAGGGAATTCTCCTTTCTATGTGCATATGTAACAATCGCATTTCTGAACCTGTTTCAGTTTATATTCTAAATCAGATAGGCTATCAGCACTAAAAAAGTGTTTAGATGGATAAAACACACAATACCCTTTTTTCAGTTTAACATAAAAACTATCATTATAAACCATTTCTTCAATATATTCCATTTTATCTTCTTTGTTTGCGTTTCCGCATTTACCCCCCTTATATTAAGGTTGATATTAAGGGTTGACGTTTCCTGCTAAATTATCTTCTACCGATATGATTGCCAATCATAATTTTTCCCCTTTCGTTTGAAGATGAAATTAATAAGTTCTTTTTTATCAATTCAGGATCAACGGGGAATTTACATAATCAAAGAGCATCAACTACAATCAACCATCAAGTTCGAATGCAATATAACTTATGAAATTTCATTTGTAAAGAGGAAAATTGAATTTTTTTGTAGAAATATTAGTTAGTTATAAGTTGTTGATTTTATTAGTTATATTGACAATTAGCTTTAGAATCAAGCCATTCGGTTAGTGCCTTTTTATATGATGTCATTTGATTATATCCACTGATATTATAGATACTTACACCATGTTTTTGTTGAAAATAGTCCCTTATTTCAAAACAAATGCGAAAAAATGATAAATTATGTGATTGTTTGTGATTTTTGGTTCTATATTCGTGTACGTGATGGGCAAATTCGTGCAACAGGCATTCCATTGTGATATTACCATATATAGCTATTAAGTCCTGATAATATTCACCTTTGACTCTAATATTGGTGTATCTAAGATGGATTAATTTTAAGGATGGAACATTGAAATCTTTACATAATTGATTCAAAATTTCTTTGGCTTTACTGGTCGAAATCATTCTGTTCCCCTTCCATTTCAGAAAATTCAATTCAAGGTCGCCAAACCGGTTAAGGGCAATACAAACACCATGCCAAACAATCAATTATAATAAAAACAATGAGTTATGAAAATGGGTGTCAAAATTTTGACACTATATGGTAAAATTTTGACGTTTAATAATAGTTATCGATAATCAAAAGCTTGTTCTTGGCTCTTGTGATACCTGTATATAACCATCTGGAATAATCTTCATCCGATTGATAAAAATTTCTTTCTTCGATTAAAACAACCTTATCCCATTCCGAACCTTGGGATTTATGGACACTGATACAATAACCAAAATCAAATAAATTTATTCTACTGCCGGTTAAACATTCGGATTTAACCCGTTTATCTTGTGAATCTTTAATTGCTGCATCATATTTTTCTTTATTAAATCCACCTTTATACACAATTAGATTTCTGGTTCCAAATCCCGTTAAATTAATTTCAATTTCATACAATTTATCCGAATACAATTTAATATTTTTAACAATTCCCATTTGCCCGTTCATTACATAATCATCCTTATTATTCAGTAGACATATTAACCTTTCTGTTGTATATGGTTCTTTTCTTTCAAATCCTAATTGTCCTCTAATGAATTGATTTAATTTTACTCTTGTTTTATTCATTCCACATAAAATTTGAACATCATCATTAATATCGAATTTATTGATTGCTTCCCTTGCTGGTGTTTCAACCCAATCTAATTTAGCGGCATTTTTACCGAATATCCTTGTAGGAATTTTTCCATATTTTCTTGCAATCATCGAAAGTTTAATAATTGGATTTTCCAAAGCTTGTCTATGAATTGTTTCTAATTTTAAATCTGGTTCTTTCATAAGGGAAAAATTATTTTCCCCCACTGGTGGTAATTGTCCATGATCACCAACAACAATAATAGGTGTTCTGAAATGAAGTAAATCTTCCCATATTTCTTTCCCTACCATTGAACCTTCATCGATAATAATTAAATCATGGTCAAGACTTGCTTTTTTTGACCAACCAACAACAACATCATTAACTACAATAGGTTTATAAATTAAGGAATGGATAGTGCCTACATAATCACTGAAACCAATTCCTTTTAATTTACTTCTTAAAACTAATGATGCTTTGCCGGTATATGTTGCATATGCAATATTAATCGGATATGGGGAATTTTCTTTAATTGTTTGAGCGATAAAACCTATAACGGTGGTTTTTCCTGTTCCTGCCAATCCAGCAACAGCAATAAAATCATTATTTCTGTTTCTGTACCAATCAATTACAGAATCATGCACCTTTTGTTGTTCTTTTGATAGTTCAATCATTCAATATAAACCTTCCTTTATTCATTTTTAGTAAATAATAAAAAGACTATACATCATTTGAAAGGATTTTTCAAAAATGATTCAAAATTATGGTGATATATTACAAAAAAAGGTTTTTAAAGCCGAATACGAGTTCCTAAAAACCGGTAAAACTGTATTAGGTGAAAAATTAAAACCACATCAATATTTTAAAAAGAACCCTAATTTAAAACGTTCGGGGTTAGGGAATGATAGTTTACCTGTTACGGCTGAACAAATTATCGAATTAAATATTTGTTCCAATGATCCAATATACTTCATAAACAAATATTGTTACATTGTCAATTTAGATGATGGTTTGATTCAATTCAAAACACGTGATTATCAAGATGAATTAATTACCAGAATACATAAAAACAATCGTGTAATAGTAAAATTTCCACGTCAAAGTGGAAAAACTGTTTCTACTGCTGCCTATGCTGTTTGGCAATTAATTTTTAGACCATTTTCAGCTATTGCTATCCTTGCAAATAAAGCCAAAACTGCAATTGGTATTCTTCAAAAAGTAAGACTGTTATATGAAAATTTACCACATTGGATTCAAATTGGTGTAAAAGAATGGAATAAAGGAAGTGTTGAATTAGAAAATAATTCCAGAATAGAAGCATCTGCAACTTCTTCTTCTGCAATCCGTTCTATGTCAATTTCAACATTGATAATTGATGAATGTGCATTCGTAGAAAAAGGTATATGGTCTGATTTCTTTGCTTCAGTTTACCCTACTGTTTCATCTTCTAAAAAAGCAAAAATTATTTTAATTTCTACCCCTAATGGTATGAATCATTTTTATAAATTTTGGGAAGATGCTGTTAAAGGACGTTCTGACTTTGTTCCGTATGAAATTGAATGGGATGCTATTCCCGGTAGAGATGAACAATTTAAAAGTAAAGTAGTTTCTGAATTCGGTGTTGAATATTGGAATCAAGAATTTGCTTGTGAATTTTTAGGTTCTGCTGGTACTCTTATTTCAGGAAGTAAATTGAAAACATTAGTATGGGATGATGAATACGAATTAAAATTAAATGAAAAGTTAAAAATTTTTAAACATCCTATTAAAGCAAATGATGATGATGTTTTACATGATAGTAAATATGTCGGTGTATTTGATACCGGTGAAGGTGTTGGATTAGATTATTCCACACTTCACATTTTAAACGTTGATTCTAAACCATATGAACAAGTAGCCGTATATAAAGATAATGATATTTCTATTAGAGATTTTCCAATTATTGTAGATAAAATTTGTAAAACATATAACAATGCTTTGATAATTGGTGAAAATAATACAATTGGTGCTGCTGTATTAGATGATTTATTTTATGACCTTGAATATGAAAACCTTTTCTTTTCTATTGTTAAAAGAAGAAAAAATAATACTATTGATGAAGTGAATGATGAAAGATTCGGTATTAGAATGACTCCTGCATCTAAAAAAATTGGATGTTCAAATTTAAAAACCAATATAGAAGATGATCATTTTAAATTAAATGATTATAATACTATTCAAGAATTAACATGGTTTATTAAACAAGGGGATACTTATAAAGCAGAAGAAGGTAGGCATGATGATTTAATAACACCATTAGTAATTTTCTCTTACTTTTTAAGACGTAGAGAATGGGTTGAAATGTGGTTAGATCAATCTAAGGATACATTGAGTGGTGATGCAATAAAACAAATAGAAGAAGATCTTTTACCAATTGGTTTTGTGTGTGATGATGGAGAAAATATAGTAAATTTAGGTGAAACTTCAGATTTCTTCTAAAAAAATTAAACCAATGCAGTAAATAATATATAGTATAATGAATTTCGTTATTAACTTATATGAAGGAGTTTAAAAAATGGCTTTCGCTTTTTCACCATCCGTAAACAAAATAGAACGTGATTTAAATACATCTGTTCCTGCTGTTCCAACTACCATTACAGGAATAGTAGGAAGTTTTGAATGGGGTCCATGTAATGTCATTGTTGATGTTGACAATGACAAAGAATTGGTTGATTTGTTTGGTCTACCAAATGATACTAATTTTACACATTTCTTTTCTGCTTGGAATTTTCTACAATATTCACAAGGTTTAAGAGTAATTCGGGTATTGGATGATTCCACTTCTAAAAATGCTGGATTAGAAATTAGTAATGATGCTACTGGTAATGGTGCTTCTGAAAAAAGTGCATTGATTTTAAATGATGGTGATGCTGGTATGTATACACCATCATTTAGTGCAAATGCAAAATTACAAATCTTTGCTAAATATCCCGGTATAAAAGGAAATAATATTAAAGTTGCAATTGCTAATAGCAATGATTTTTCTTCAGAAGTGGTTTCTGAAGGTATCGCATTTTCTTCTTTATTCGAATATGTTCCAACAAGAAACGAAATTGCTTTAGTTGTATTGTTTGATGATGTAATTGTAGAAAAATATATTGTTTCTTTAGATGCAACTGATGTTGATTTTGAAGGTAATAATATTTATGCTCCTGAATTTATTAACAGGAGAAGTAATTACATTTTAGTTTATGATAAATCTATTGATACCGATACTGTAGATTCTATTAGTTCAACTGCTTTACTTGGTGGTGTTTTAACTGAACCTACTACCGGTGATGTTAATAATGGTTATGAAATTTTCGATAATCAAGAAGAAGTAACTATCAATATTATTATCGATGGTGGTAATAATTCTTCTACAATTCATCAATACATCATTGATAATCTAATTGAATCAAGAAAAGATTGTGTTGCATACTTGACTTGTCCAAGAAATGATGTTGTTGGTGTTGCAAATATTTCAACTGCAATTACTAACTTGGTAACTTATAGAAAAACCACTTTAGCTAGAAGCACTTCTTATGCTGCACTTTATGGCAACTGGAAGTATCAATATGATCAATATAATGATAAGTATCGATGGGTTCCTGTTTCTGGTGATATTGCCGGTATTACTGCACAAACACATTTTAACCGTGATCCTTGGTTTGCTCCTATGGGTTATAATCGTGGTTTGATGAAAAATGTTGTAAAGCTTGCAATCAATCCTAAACGTTCTCATAGGGATACCTTGCAAAGAGAATTTATTAATCCAATTGTAAATGATTCTAATGTTGGTCCCGTTGTTTTAGGTCAAAAAACATTAATTAGTTCCCCAAGTTCTTTTTCAAGGTTAGATGTTAGATGGTTATTCGTAACTATGGAAAATGGTATTGCTGCTGCTGCAAAATACTTTATTGGTGAAAAGAATACAGATTTCACCCAAAGACAATTTAAAGGTATTGTCGAACCTTACCTAAGAGATATTAAAGGTAGGGATGGTATTGAAGATTATTACATTCAAGTTGATGATGTTATCAATACCGCTGAAGTAAAATCTAGAAATGAATTTAAAGCAGCAATTTATGTTAAGCCTACTATGACCGCTGAATATATTATTCTCGAATTCGTTAATGTTAAAGGTAGCATTTCATTTGAAGAAGTTATTAAAAAATCTGTCTAATTAGAATATGGATAGGTTAATAGCCTATCCATTTTAAACAAGGAGAAAATATAAATGGATATTGAAAGATTTAAAGCAAATTTTAAGTATGGTGTTCGACCAACCACTTATGAAATGGAAGTTTTTGGTCTACCAGAAAAATTAAAATTTTTATGTAAAACTTCACAACTTCCCGGTAAAATTATTACCCCAATTGAAGTTCCTTTTATGGGCATGAAAACTAAAATTGCCGGTGATGCTATTTATGAAGATTTAACAACTACTATTCTTCTTGATACAGATTTTTCTGTTAGAAATGAACTTGAATCTTGGATGAATAGTATAAAACAAAACGGTTCTGCTGTTGGTGATGAACCTGCAATTTACAAACAAACAGGGACATTGATTCAATTAGGTAACAAAGGTGTAAAACTTGCCGAATATAGTTTCATTGGAATTTGGCCTAGTAATATCACCCCTATTGAATTAGGATTTGAAAGTACTGATCAAATTGCTGAATATACTGTTACTTGGAGTTATGATTACTGGTTAAGAGTACAATAAAATTTAAAATACAAATGTAGTATATAATGGTGAATCATTAAATTGGTTCACCATTTTGTTTTTGTAGTAAATAGTAATAAAAAAGGGATAATAATATGTATTTAGATAAATTTACTTCAAAATTTACAGATTTTCTAAGACCTAATCTGTTTGCCGTATACATCTACCCAAAAGCCAAATTTGAAAATAATTATACCGAAGAAGGGATAAATCTACTATGCCATGAAGCATCTATACCGTTCCATACGTTTACAACTGTTGATGTTTTTTATAATAACAAAACTCATTCTACTATTAACAAGATTGATTATGATCCGATTTCGTTTACATTTTATGTTGATAAATTTAACAAAGTTTTGAATTTCTTCGATGAATGGAAGAAACAAATCATAAATGAAAATTTTCAATTCGGTTTTTATGATGATTATATCAGTCAAATTTATATTCATGTTTTTGATAAATTGGGTGAAATAGCCGTTTCTACTGTAATTGAAGAAGCATATCCGGTGAATATAAACCCAATTACTTTATCTTATGGTGAAAATGATGTTATTATGAACCTACAAACATCATTTAAATTTAAGGAAATAAAACATTTTTACTTTGATAGAACTAAACAACAAGGTCCAATGGAATGGATAAAAGAAAACCAAAATCAATTTAATTTAGGTACTGCACGTAATTTAGTAAATATGGTTGAAAAAATGAAGAACTTGGCTTATATGGTCAAAAATGGAAATGTTTATGATGCAATTTCACAAGGGGGGAATTTTTATAACTCAATATTGAAAAACGCTAAACAAGGTGGAATAGTTGATCAATCAATGGATATGGTCAACAAAGCAAAAAAATCTTTTTAAAGGAGAATGGTTGAAATTATGAAAAATGTATTACCGGAAATTGATATTCTTCCTGTTCATGAAGTAAATTTAGAAGTTATAGGTAAGGTTGTAAAGTACAAACCTTTTAACGTTGAGCAGGAAAAAGCTATATTAATGGCATTGGAA